AAACTTTTCCTTGGCAGGCTCCTACCAGAGCTTAAAGCCACGGGAGAGGACGAGACAGGCAAAGGCTCGGGTGGTATCCAGATTATTGTTAACCAAGGCCATCAGCCAGAACAAAAAGAAGTTTTTAGCGCAGAAGACATTTCCGACGCTGTAACCGTTTCAAAATTGAACAAAGACCAGGAAGAAGATAGCTGAAAAAAAAAGACTTCGGCAAAAGACTTCAGAGAGTCTGCAAAAACTGCGAAGAAGAAGAAGTAAGGAGTAAAAAGTGGCAAACAAACTTAGCAACATTGGTGCAAAAATGGGCGACAAAAAAATGCCCTCTGGAAAAGCCAGAAAATCTGTACCAAAAAATATCCAAAGTAAACTACGAAACAGTAAGTCTTCGATGAAAAAGAAAGCAAAAAAGGGCAAGTAATCATGTACACAATGAAAAACAAGTCAATGGGNAAGATGAAGGGCGACGGCAAGAGCGGNCAGGGCAACGAGGCTATTGCTATGGCTGGTGGTAAGTCCAAGGACTACGATTCAGCCGCNAAGATGGCAAGCCCCGGCAGCAAGCCAAAGCAGCAGGCGTAAGCTCCGGTTTTGACTGAAGCTCAAACGCTAGATTTTAATCTTCACCCCCGCCAGTTTGAGGTCTTTAACGACCCCGCTCGGTTTAAGGTTGTAGCCGCCGGGCGTAGATTTGGTAAATCCTACCTAGCTAGGGTTATGCTTCTCATTGAAGCAATGAAAGATAAAAACGAAGAAGGCTACGATTTAAAAAACAGAGCAGTGTACTACATTGCTCCTACGTTTGAGCAAGCAAAGCGGATCATGTGGGGCGAGCTTAAAGACATGGGCCGCCCCGTGATCGAGTCCACACTAGAAAACCAGGGCATTATTAAGCTCATTAACGGCCGGGAAATCCATCTCAAAGGGGCTGACAGACCGGATACCTTGCGTGGTGTAGGTCTATCTTTTGTGGTAATGGACGAATATGCCTTTATGAAGCCAGAGGTCTGGGAGTACATCATCCGCCCAACACTGGCTGACTGCCGTGGCGGGGCCATGTTTATCGGTACACCCGAGGGTAAGAACCACTTCTTCGACTTGTACGAAGAGACAAAGAAATACGAAAAGCAGTGTGAGAAGGAAGACAAGGCCCCTGAGTGGTCTTCATTTACGTTTTCCTCGGCTGAAAACCCAACAATCCCTATTGCAGACGAAATTGAGCGCTCGATGCAACAGGGCACCCCAGCAGAAGTTATCCGACAAGAGTATTTTGCGTCCTTCCAAGCTGCTGGCGGCAAAATTTTCAAAGAAGAATCGTTCAAATACAAAGATTCCGAGCCGTCCGAAGGCTCCTACTACATTGCAGTGGACCCAGCAGGCTATGAAGAAGTTTCTAAAAAAGGCGCAAGAGAGGACAGGCTCGACGAAATGGCAATCGCCATCGTCAAAGTCGGCACTTTCGGATGGTACGTTGCTGAAATTCGCACTGGCAGGTGGAATGTTAGGGAAGCAAGCATACAAATCCTGAAAGCAGCCAAGGATTATCACGCTCTTACAGTAGGAATAGAGCGTGGTGCGCTTAAAAACGCTGTTATGCCCTACCTTACGGACCAAATGCGGCGTTTAAGCATTTTCCCACACATTATTGACGTTACACACGGCGGCAGAAAAAAAACAGAGCGCATCGCGTGGGCATTGCAGGGACGAATGGAACACGGAAGGCTGTTTTTACCAGAAGACACTTCCGATTGTGAAGACCCAAAGTGGGTTAGAAAGTTTATTAACCAAGCACTTGACTTTCCAAATCCCATGTCACACGACGACATGCTTGACGCACTAGCATACATCGACCAAGTTGCTACTACATCCTACATTGACGAGGATGATTTTGTAGATGACTGGGAACCATTAGATTCTATTGCAGGCTACTGATATTATGGCAGTTAACCCAATCGTAGACTCTGAAGAAAACGAAAATATGCCAAGTGAAGAAGGCAACCCACGCCTTCTTGGCTACTGCATGGAACGCGTTCTTGAGGGTGAGCGTTACAGAGATCAAAACTACGAAAAAAAGTGGGAAGAATACTACCGCCTGTGGAGAGGAGTTTGGGCTAAAGAGGACAAAGAGCGCACATCAGAGCGGTCTAAGCTAATTTCCCCGGCCCTACAATCAGCAGTAGAATCTATTGTTTCTGAGCAAGAAGAGGCAATTTTTGGTCGCAAACAGTGGTTTGATCTTGTTGATGATTACCAAGACAGATTAGCAGGCGAAGACAAAGACATGCAAGTTCTACGCTCTTTCCTTATGGAGCGTTTTGACGAGGCACAAGTCCCGTCAGCTATCTCAGAAATCTTTTTAAACGCTGCCCTATATGGCACAGGCATTGGCAAAATTATTACTGAGACGATTAACAACAAGAAAATAGATCGTCAGGTTAACCAGCAAGTTGTTCAGCAAATTGCTCAAGCAGTTCAGGCAGGCCAAGTGCCACAGGAACAAGCAGAGCAGCTAATTGAACAGCAGGCAATCAGCTACGAAGTTATAGACAAGGAGCGGTTTCTTGTACGGGTTGAGGCTATCTCCCCGTTTGACTTTGTAATTGACCCAGCAGCTCGGACAATCTCGGAAGCCGAGTATTGCGCCCACGTTTCCTACAAGCCGCTGCACCAGATTATTGAAAAGCAAATGCAGGGCATCTACAATTCGGTTGAGGTTAGAGAAAAAAGCGCCAGCGAGCGCACCTCGGGCGAAAAAAACGATGACAGCGATGCAGTAAAACTAACTGAGTATTACGGCCTTGTCCCAGAAAGCCTACTTGACGTAGAGCTAGACGAAGATGAAGAGCTTGTTGATCTTGGGGTTAACGAGCAGCAGGATGGTGAAGACAGCAAGCCTAGTGCTTTTGATCTTTACGGCGAAAACCTTGTAGAAGCTATTGTTACGATTGCTAATGATTCGGTTGTGCTACGGGCNATCCCAAATCCATTTTGGAACGATGACCGCCCACTAATTGCNTACCAGCACGACACGGTTCCTAACTCATTCTGGGGCCGTGGTGTATGCGAAAAGGGCTACAACGCACAGAAAGCACTAGACGCTGAACTACGCGCCCGCATGGACGGTCTGGCGCTTACAGTCCACCCGATGATGGGTGTGGACGCTACACGGATGCCTCGGACCAGCTCATTTACAGTCACCCCCGGCAAGTCTGTACCAACTAACGGCAACCCCCGAGAAATTCTTAGTCCTTTCAACTTCGGGCAGGTGGACCCGGCTATTTTCCAGAGTACAGGCGATCTTGAGCGCATGGTTCAGGTGGCTACAGGGACTTCTGATCCGTCAGCTCCGCTAAATATATCACCGCGAAATAGCACAGCGTCTGGCATGTCAATGGCTCAGTCGTCTGCAATTAAACGGTCTAAACGAACACTTGCGAACATCGAGCGCAACGTCATTAAGCCTTTTCTCAAGAAAGCAGCTTGGCGGTTTATGCAGTTCGATGAAGAGAATTTCCCGGTTAGAGACATCAACTTTGTTACTCACTCTACGCTGGGAATTACCGCTAGGGAGCTGGAGCAGCAGCAGCTTATTCAGTTGCTACAGACTGTACCACCAGAGTCCCCGGCATTTATGGTCATGCTCAAAGCCATTTACGACAACTCTAGCCTTAGCAATAAGGAAGAGCTTGTAACGGTTATTGAGCAGATGATGCAGCCTAACCCAGAAGCCCAGCAGCTACAGCAGCTACAGCTCAGCTTGCAATCCAGAAGGAACAGGCAGAGACCGAAGAGCGGCAAAGCAGAACGCAAAGAAATCTTGCCGACAGGCTTAAGACTCTTGCGGAAATTGAACTTGGTCAGGATAAGTTGGATGTAGAACTGCAAGGGCAAATTTTTAGTCTTTTAGCAGCCCGCGCTAATAAGCAAAACGGGAGTGAGATGAATGGCACTACAGAATCCAGAGACGGAGAGGTTCTATCAGGATCTGTTCGCCCTAAGCAGCAGACCGGAATGGGCAACATTTCGGCAGTACCTAGAGGAAACCCTCAAGGGTAAGATTGAATCGGCTATCGACCTAGAAACGATGGAGGATC